AGGATACAACCTTATTCGCATTTCTTGCTCCGACTCTGACTTTTATTTCAGACATTTTAATTAACCTGTAGTAACTCCAGCAGTAACAATCGCACTTCCACTAACAATTCTTGTTTTTACAGAACCATCATTTAATAATACATCATAACTATATCGACCTGCTTTTAAAGCAGATGTAATAGAAGACCCTAACGCAATTTTCAATGCTCCTTGAGTCCTGTTTGGAAAAGAAACAGAAAATGTTGCTTTATCGCTTAAAGAAGCAGGATGTTTCTTTAATTTTGAAGTGGCCGTAAAACCAGTCAAATCTAAAGGCGAGTTTGCTGAGTCTTCCAAATTGAAAACCTGGTCAAAGTCAGCACCAGCATCAATTACTATGTTACTAATATATGCTGCCATTATTTAACTAATTAGAATCTATCTTGGAATATTTATAAATCATTTATTCATAATATTTCTGAGAAGAGTTTTTATCTCGTTCATATCCTCTTTTAAAGAATCCAAATCACTACGCATATTATCAAATTTTACTTTTTCCTCATACTTTTTTTGAGAAAGTTTTAAAAATTTATCAAATTCGCTTTTATTTTTATTAACAATTGCATTTGAATCTACATCTCTAACAAGAGAATCTTCAGATTTAACTTTTAAATAATTTTCCATTAATCAATTTGAAATGATCTGAGTGCAATTGCTCTAAAGTTCTTAACTCTAGGTGGTTTTGCTTGGTTTGTAGATGTCATTACAACTTTAATCATAAATGATTTAAACTGAGCTGTGTTCTCTGCAGTAAATTTATATTCACTAAAAGTGTTTCTGGTTTTATTTGGATTTACAACTTTATCAGGTAGTCCGTTAGTATTAAATGGTATGTATGTTGAATGATCATCATCCCCATCACCTCTAATTAATTTATAAAATACTCTAATATCTCCCTCTGCTTCTCTATGTCCGTCAAATTGGACAAGTAAAGAATTAGAAACAAACTCCAAATTAATCATTTTTGTTTCATATATTGCAGTATTTGGATCGGAACCAGGAATTTTTGGCCCACTAGCAGTTTCAAAATCATCAACTTTATCATCAACAAGATTACTTATTGCAATAATATTTGGATTCTCTAAATCAATTACTGGTGATACATCTTCACTATCTGTTGATAATGTAAGTTCTAAAGCAAATGACTTTTCATTACCAAGTAAATTATATTCATTTGCTTTTGATGCTACCATTCTAGGGTCATCAAGATAATTTAACTTATTTAAAGCAACAGATTCATAACCTTTATCACTAAATGATGCTTCATTACCACTTATACTAGTTCCAGATGTAGTTTTAATTCTTGCGGATACATTTGTACCTGTGGGTGTTAATGATGTAATTTGTGGGTTAATCGCTTCAAATGGAATATTTTGCGATACATGAACTGCAGACCCACCTCCAGATTTTGTTGTAATAAATGCTGGATCAGTTTCTGCAACAGTTCCATCTTCTTTAGTGACTTTTATATAGTAACTATCAAAAGTTTTTTCTCTAGGATCAATATCATGTTCTTTATTAATTTTTCTCAAGGAAACTCCATTAAACTCATACTTGTAGACTAAAGTATTTGCAGAATGATTTGATTTTAAACTAGAATCAATTCCTCTATCAGTACCATCAATAGTAATTGTATTTCCTGAAATTAAATTGTATGAAATAATTTCTTTATCAATAAGAAGATAACCAGATGTTCCAACTCCTACTGCACCACCCTCAAATGTTGTAAAATTAGTCCCATCTGAAAGACTTACTGTCGTAGATTCGTCATCAATGTTATTAGTCAAAACTGTTGGAGTGCCATCAGGATGGAAGTTAGAAACCCTTACTTTATTAGTGCTTGAATGCATTCCATGATTCTTATGATCGAACTGTAAAGTATAACCATCTCTTATTGGATCTGGATTAACTGTGGCAATATCAGCATTTGCAATTGTAGTTGCACTTCCACCACCAGTTGTATGAGTTATATCTCTATTATTGACAAAAGTGTCTTTAACATTATCTAATACAATTAAATCAGTATTGTTTATACTTGAAGCACTTTTAACAACTGCTCTTACTCCAGATCCTGTAAAACCAACATTTCCTAATAGCAGTAAATCACCAACAGCGTAACCAGAACCAGCAGTCGTTACTGTTACACCAGAGTCCGCTACAATACTACTAGCAGAAGTGTTAACAACCACTTGTACAACTGCACCAGTTCCTGAACCTGTTAATGCTGTAACACTAACATTAGGGAATGTTCCAGATGTTAATCCAATACCACTAATTCCTGCATCATCTCTTACAATAGACAACCTATTCGCACCAGTCGCTAAAGGCCCACCAGTTGCAGATACTTTTCCTGTATTTACAACACCAGTTGCACTAGTTTGTGTAACTTGCTCACCTTGTGTAATTGTAGCAGAAGTAGTTGAAGATAAGTTAATACTAACTCTTTTTGAGAATCCAACGACTGGATTTTCTTTTTGAATTTCACCAAGAGGTAACTCATTATTGTAAAGTAAAATGCTTGATGGTGTATCTGTAACAAAATTTGCTTTATTAAGTTTAAATTTAAGATCTTCGTATTGACTTGGTGTCCAAGTGCTATTATTTTGTGATTTAAATAATGAACCTAAAGTTGGTTGACCACTATTAAATCCTTGTGTGATTAAATCAATCTCTCCTATTCTGTTAATAAATGTTAGATAATTGGGTGTATTAGGTGCCATTAACACAATACAATATTCATATCCACTTTGTAAATAAACTGGAGATTTAAAAGTAAATGTGGTTGCAGCACTACCATCATTAGATAAATTTACGTCTTCTGGTTGTATTTTAGTTTCTCCAAAGGGAACAACTGTCATAGTTGGTATCCCATCTCTCATTGTTCTTATTTGAACATTTATTGGGAAGTTATCATCTTTAGTTTTAAGGTAGATTTCACCACTAGTAATAAAAATACCTCTTGGATACTCATCCTCCATTATCATGAATGATTGTGCCAAAGGATCTCTTCTTCCCCCTCTTCTCGTTGGTCTTCTTCTTCTTCTCCTTCTTCCACTTCTTCTTCTGCTGCTGGTACTAGTTCTGGTTCTTTGAGTAACTTCGGTTCTATCTCTGGTAAATTCTCTGGTTACTTCTTCAGAGTCAACTTGTATTCTTTCAACTTGAGGTGTTTTAATTGAAAGTGTTTGTTCTTGAGTGCTAGTAGAATATCCACTTGCTAAGTATTCTGCTTCTGCAGAACTTGAACCAGGATCTAATATAGAAGCATTGGTTGCACTTGTTGTTACTCTTATTGTATTATTACCAGTAGTAAATAAGGGATTTCCTTTAATTTTTGGATCGGGAATATGTAAAGAGAATATTAACTCTCCTCTTTCATCACTATAAAGTGCTAGATCTCCTACTTCACATTCTGCAGTTCCTGTAGAATTTACAAGTATCATTCCTTTTTGAACATATCCACGATGATCAATATTATTTTTAAGTCCTAAATCTGCGGTATCAATATTTAATATCTCACTTGTGCTTGAATATGCAGTGGGAATAGTTACTTCACCAACATTTGGCAATACGCATCTTGGAAGAGTGAATGTTGGTTGATTGAAAGGCCCTTCTTTGTGATTTGTTGATGCTACTCTACATTTAATTTTTGGTTGCCCAAGGACTGCTGCAGAAACTGAAGTTTCAATTACCTCGCCAACTGCAAAAGTTCCCCTTTTCATTGTTATTGGAAGATACTTAGGAACTGCATATTGAGTTAGATCAGTATTTTCCATGAATACGTAGTATCTTGTATTTGGTTTTACTCTCTTTGCAGTTACCTGAACATTTCTAGATCTTACATTGTATAAGACATCGATTCCTACAACCTTAGTACCTAAATCAACAACTTCTTGACCAGATGATAGTTCAAGTCCAAATGTTCTTTCTGTTCCTGACTCTTCGAATGTTTGTCTAATAGTATTTCTAATATCTTGAGTAGTTGTTGTCGTCGTTGTAGTTGTTCTTCCAGATCTTGTAGTTGATGTACTAGATCTTGAACCAATAACTTGACGATTTATAATATCCTCATCAATCAGTGTGGCACTATCTCTACCATTCCAAGTAGTTTCAGAAGAATTCCAAAAACTAGATGCCATTCCACCATTTTCACGATCTTCTACTCCTAATAATTGTGATATTGCATCATAAGCATTATCAATTTCAATATTTTGTGGAGTTAAGGGGGTTTCTTCAATCCAATAATCAGAATTAGGAACTAATTCAATGGCACCAATAAAAGTGTCAACCATAAATGGGTTTATATTTTCTGTTCGAGTTGCATATGGTTGATCTATAAATTCTCCTTCAGTAAATTTTAAAGTTAATGCAGCACCACCTCTAGTTATATTACCGTCAGTAAAATCTGTAGCAAAATTATAATCTGTAGTTGCTGTATTTGCTTTAGTGCTAATTGTTTCAAATACTAATCCAACATTCCTTTCTGTAGATCTTGGTCTTAATTCACTTTGCTCAATATCAATATCAAATTTTGATTCTCCAGTTAAATTATGAGAATTATGATTTCTAAAATTATCTACAAAGAAACCAGATTTAAATTTATCTAATCCAGTATTTGGATCTTTAACTGATAAATTTTTAGTATCAGTCTCCAATAGTGATAGTGTTGTGTAATTTTCTAAATTTTTAATTCTATTTTCAAGACTACCAATATCTCTCATGGTAAATCTTTTATGAGGAACTGTTTTTATTAAAACTTCGGATTGTGCGTCCCTAATATAAGGTGGAAGTTTGATTGTTGCTACCTGAAAAGCCCCTTCATCATGTAATGGAGCCTTTGGCACTCTAGATGGTGTTCCATCTTTAGTAACAAATTCTCCATCTGTAGTTAGATAAAGTCTATCAATTCTTCCTTGATAATAAGAATAATCAACGACAACAGTTTTACCTGAAACCACTGATTCTGAGTTTGTTGATGCAAAACTTCTAGATGCGTAAGAAAATGGTGATATACTGCTTCCTGTGTTATATGCTGCAACTCTTGGTCTAAAATCAATAAAATCAGAAGCGTAATCATCAAAAACATATGGTATATCTTTTGAATAATCAAGAGTATTATAACTATTAACTGTTTCTATGTTTCCAGATACTTCATCATTAACAAGATTATCAAATATAATTCTCAATCTACGAGTTGGTTTTTCTACATTTGATTTTCTAATAAGTCTAGAAAAATCAGCAAATTCAACTCTTTGACCATTATCTAAATCAAAGTTTTTAAGAATATTCCTATCACCAGGTGTAACTCCAGTTATTGTAGCAAAGATACCAGAGGTCTTTAGAGAGATGTTTTCACCAACTTGGAATGTTTTCTCGTTTTCGTAAACAAAAGACAACTGAGTCGCTTGTACAACCACTACACGAGCAACTGCACCTGATGTACCACCAACAAATTGTTCCCCAACAGTTACATTTCCACTAAAAGTAGCAGTTTGATTTGTAACACCAATTAATGGTAAATCTGGATCAGTTGTATCATTCGATTCAAAAACTGCTAAAACACGAGTTACATCTGGGACATTTAACGATATTTCCTCATCTTGAACTCTTGTTCCATAAACACTACTTGATGTTAATCCATCTTCAAAAGTTGATGAAGCTGTTCCTGAACCAGTTAAATTTGATCTGTTAATTACTAAATTATTACATCTAGTTAAAGATTTTTCTTTTGATGATAATTTACTTCTTCTTACCGCAGCAGTTAAAGTAGCAGTACCACTTACATCCGACAATCCACTAATAGTAACTGTTTTGAGACTTCCATCTACAACTACCATTGGTGCTAAAAGTTTTTCAACTACATTATCAAGTTCTAAAACATAATTTGATGTGTTAAATGGTTCAAAGAAAAGATTACTTGTATCTCCACTAATATCACTATCGATATTAAACGTAGCAACTCTATTACTAAAACTCTTTGTAATTTGCTTTCTTGTGATGTATGAACTATCTAAAACGTTCATAGATGCAAGATACTTATCTGTCAACTTAACTCTAAAACCAGGATCATCAGATTCTTTTAAAGTTGGGATTGCTACGGTAATACCAGTAGGTGTACTTGCTGTTACTGCTCCAGTGCATATCCCAGTAAGTGATTGGTTTGCTGCAAGAGTAACACTATCTTTAGTAACAGCTGTTACTGTATTAAATGTTGGATCGGTAAAACCAGGTAGTGGAATTGATATAATATCGTTAACTTTTAATTGACTTCTAAAATCTGCAATTGCCCCACAAACCATAGTGGTTCCACTAATCGAAAACTCTATACCCTCATTAAATACCTGTTTGTTACGATCTAAAACTGTATCTGCTGCAAATGAACCTGAACTTACTGACTTTATATCTTCAAAAGTGTTATCAGTAGCACTAACTATATTATTTCCTGATTCTACTCCATTGATAATTAATGGTTCATTGATTTGAAATAATCCAGTAACATCACGAAGAGTAATTGAAGTTGCGTTACTTACTGCTGCAACTGCATATCCAACAGATCCACTAAATTTACCTTTTACATGAGAGTGGATTCCAGTAGAAAAACTATTTGCAGTTGTTAAAACTGTATAAAGTTGAACATCATATACTTTTAAATCATACGTTGATAGTGAAGCAGATGTCCCTACTAGTTTTTCAGAATGGTCAAAAACTCTTGCATCTCCAATAACAGTGCCTGCAGTTGCTTGATCTAAACCTAATCTTCTATTTCTCAAACTAATTGATGCATTCGCACCAAATCCAATACTTGGTGTTCCTTTTATATTTGTTATTTGAATAGAGTTACCAATTCGAATGGGAACACTTTGATTTTCTACTAATTTTGTGGTTCTTGGTTTTAATACATCAAGAGATGTTGATGATATTTTATTAACCTCATAACCTCTTACGTATGCCTTTCCCGAAGAAATTTGTAAACAAAGTGCATCTTCTCCAGGTATATTTCCATTTTGTGTTTGTTGTGTATCTAGATATATACCTCGATTTCCAATTCTATCATTTAATGATTCTCTTGCACTAACTGAAAATGGTTTAACATAGTAATCTCCAGATTCATCATATGTTCTTCTTGCTAATTCATCTGCAAAAATATTATATTCTGTCCTCGTTACTCTTTCTTTTACTACACCATTTTCTACTCTTAACAATTCAACAAAATCGCTATCATCAGTATCTGTTAAAAGTTTTTTATGTAGAGAAGTTGATAATTTAAGTCTATCTGCACCTGGTGCTGCTTCGTTTGAAAATCCTTTAGCATTGTCATACAGATCAGAATTAACGGATGAAGGCCCTATTGTTTCTTCTTTTAATAAAAAACCAATTCTATAACTTGGTTCATTTGTATATTGATCTAATATTATTGTTGAAGAAAGATTTCTAACAAAAAATCCACGAATAAAGTAAACACCCTCACTTACAGAGAATGCTGAACCAATAGATGTTGCTTCTGATATTATACATCTTGCAAATTGGCTATCTGCTGTTATACTTGTATTTAAATAGTTAAAACTAGAAAGAGTTATTAAATTTTCACCATCTAAAAATGTGGAAGTTTCTCCATCAGAACCAGATTTTGTATACTTAACATATAAAGTATCAAATCCATCAATTGATTCTGAAGATGTTAATCTATTAACTACTGTTGCTTCTACTCCTGATGTTTCTCCTTTTATATTGATTTTATTATCTACTAAAACTTTTGTATAGTTACTAACTGGAATATTTAAAAAGTTAGGATCTATTTTTACTGCAAAATACTCAGAATCATAAGAAGTTCCACCAGGAATTACCATAGACCCTTCTTTAAAAAAGTGTTGTCCAAATTTTTCAACTTGATTTTGAAGGATTGACTGTAATGTTGTTAATTCTCTCGCTTGAACTGGAAATCCTGGTTTGAATAAAACCTTATGATAGTTTTTACTATCGACGAAATCGTCAAAATAAGGAGAAACATTTAAATTTGTATTCTGAGGCATCTTTTTAGAACTCTATGACTATTTTTACTTCTTCTTTTTGTGAAGATGTCCTTGATATTGGTGCTCGATTATCTATGTATATAATCTCACCAGAATATTTTTTAACATCTGGATTTGCTTTTCCAAGATTAAATGTCTGACCAAGAGAGACATTTTTTCCACCAACTACAATCGAACCCCCACTAAAAGTATCGTGGACAACTAAATTTTCAGGAGATCCCCCAGTTATCGGTGATGTATTTCCACCTCCAACAAAATCAAGTTTTTTGTATGAATATGTTGAGAGTGTAGAAAAACCAACTGGTTGATAGTATTTTAGAATTCCAGTATCTGGATTCCAAGATGCTACGTAACCTACTGCAGTAGAACCAACTCCTACTTGTTGAGTAATTAAACTATTTGGAAGATAAGTTACATTTGAAGTTGTGAGTCCAGATGATGAACTTGGTTTTAACTTTAATGCACTTAAATTAGTAGCAGTTACATTATTTAGAAGGTCAGTCCCACCAAATTGTAGAGGATTTTTAACTAGACCAACACGAGAAAAATCATTACCAATAACATAATCTGGTGCGTCATCAACATTATTATCATACTTAGAATACAACATAACCCTAAATCCACCCAATTCACGATATATATCAGCACCATGTCCACCTTTTGGTGGGATTACTACTTCAAATTCTGCATCAGTTCCTGGTATTAGTGTTTTTCCACCAAAAATACCAGTTTCAAATCTAACTGAGGCGTATGTATACCCACTTCCACCAACAACACCAGATATACTCTCTACAATTCCACTGTTAATATTAATCGAAACACTCCCTCCAGTCCCATCTCCAGTGATTGGGATATCTGAAATTGTTCCTGTAGATGAAACTGTCCCACTATCGTCAATACTATAACCAGAACCACCATTTTTTATAACTACAGTTTCAATTTTTCCATCAACAGCAGCATCTTTTATATTAGAATTTGTAATATCTCCCCATACTTTTGGTAAAGGTATGTAAGAAGTAGTAACAAATTTAACAATATCTGATGGAGAAATGGTGTACAAATATTTCCACAGATAACCATCTGATCCATTCCCAGCTTCTTGGGGAACTATATTTGTATGTGTTGGTTCAAATAGGGATTTCTGACCATTTGGATTATCTGGATTTGCACCATTGTTAACACACAGATATAAATTAAATTCAGAATTTAATACGTAATAGTTTGACCCATAGAGAGTTGTAGATTTAGTTTGTGGAGTTAAATTATTGCTAGAGTAATTGTTTCTATACATTTCGTATATTGTTCCTGTTTCCCAATCTATTCTAGGAATCACTCTTCTAACATCATTTGAAGTAACTTTTTTTAAAAAAAGCATGCTGTCATAATAAAAATTTTCTTGATCAAAAGCGTCTATAGGATTTGGAACAGGATTTCCCCAATCTGCAGCACCGTAATTTTTTACATCAATATTCTTCGGATTTGGATGCCCCAAAAAAGTATAATAGTTATTATTTCCAATTGTGCCAATACCTACAAAACTGTCTATAAAAGTTTCTGCATTTAATATTCGATATTGGTCAGTGATTATTGCTGGCATTGATACTTACATTTTTTGATTATTTATACCTCTTATGTATAAAGTGTTCTCATGGGTAGAGTTCTTACTATTTGAGCAGAGGTTTCGATTCCAACCACTCCATTTTGATTATGAAAAGTAAATGATTTAGAATTGTTGCTTCTGGATCCACTAATTGACCCCCAACTGTAAGTTCCCAATTTAAATCTATCTGTTCCAAAACCTACTGTATTTATTCCCGAAATCGAGGAAACATTTGCAAAAACTCTAGTTATTGATGATCCAACTGATACATGATGTTCAGCAAAATATACATTATCAAGGAAACTATTACCAACTCCAACCGTTTCTGGGCCTGAAGATGTGGTTCTAATTCCTGTAATTCCATTACCAATAAATGTGTTTTTGATTACAAAATAATCACCAGTAGTAATTCCTGACCTTTCTATTTGATTCCCACTAGGATTTGCTGAATATATTGTAGGATCTGGTTTAATTTCAAAGAATAATGCAGGCCCAGTGGTATTAATACCAACTGCACTCGTTCCTATTCCAACTACAATCCCATAATCTCCTGCATATGTCACTCTTTCAATTGTTTCAACAGATGCAATTGTTCCTAAACCAACAATGTTTATATTATTTCTAGTTTGACCAAGATTATCAACTTGTTGGAATAACCAACTATCCTTAACATAAATTTTAGTATCAGTTGGAGTTATTGACTTTATAATCCCTGTTGTTGGTTGTATTTGTGGTTCTAAGTAATTTCTTTCTTTTGATATTTTCACACCATCAATAAACATATCGTTAGTTTGTTTTCTCCACATTGTTGGTCTATTAAAATCACTATCTGTTGATATTCCAACTCCAGCATAGGTTGTTGTTTCAACTGTATCTGCTGCGATTAATTCATAAACTATTCTATTATCTTGTTCTGAAATGTTGTCAGCATATTGTAATTTTAATTCATCACCTGGTTTTATACTCTCATCAACATCCACTTCAACAAAATCATCAGTAGATCCAGTGTAAAAGTACATTTTAAATTTACTACCTGCTTTTGGTGCTTCTTTGAATGATATTCGTGTTCCACCATTAAATTCATAATCTTTACCTGGTTTTTGTAAAATGTCATTTATGAATATCAATAAATTATTTTGTAAAATTATTCCTGAACCTTTTTGTGCAACTATACTGTAGTATTCTTTATTTGTAACTGTTCTTGTTATTAAGAACGATTTTCTAAATCCGTTAAATTGTGCACTAAAATCGTCTAATTCTAACAGTTGCCCAAAACACCATCCTGCAAATTTATCTTGAAATTTATTTTTAACAGTTATATTGAAAACACTAGTTCCTATTCCAACTTGGAATGGTAAAGTAGTCAATTGTAAATTATCACCTATTTCGTAACCTATTCCACGATCTGCCATATCAAATGATAAAATGCTGCCTCCAGTTCCTACAACAACATCAATCTTAGCACCAGAACCGTTTCCACCATCTAAAGGTATATTTGTATATGGACTTGGTAGAGGAGCAGTTACAAAGTTTAAACTAGTAGAAATTCCAGATGATGTATAACCACTACCAGGATTAGTAATAGAAACAGAGGTAACTACACCTGCAGTTACAGAAGCAGAAATTTCTGCACCACTTCCGATTGCTGAAGTAACAGATACTAATGGGTTAGATATGTATCCAGCACCCCCAGTTACAATACCAACTGATTGTATGGTTCCAGCTGCTGATACCACTGCATTAAATAATGCCCTTCTTGGAACTTGGTATCCACTCCCAATTCCGACATCAAATTCATTTATAATTCCACCTCTAGGTAAATCTTTATTTGATGCTGTTCCTGTAAAGTCTATAGTTTGACCTGTTCCAACAATTTGATAATCAGATTGATTAATATCTCCAACATCACCATAAAATGGTCTTTGGAATATATTATTAATTAAAACTGCCCCAAAACTAGTGTTAATACCAGTTAACTGAATACCACTGGTTGTTAAATTAAATTTATCTGTAGTTCCATCAAATCTATCAGATATGTCATCTATAATTTTGTTAGTATCATAATTTAATCTATAATATGCTCGACCATTAAAAGTAGAGAAAGTAGTTATACCAGTGCTTCCTGTTGGGCCAAAAGGTGCTTCAGAAAAATATAATTTACCTTCATTAATTCTATAGTCACCTTTAACAACGGTAACTGCTGCACCAACAGTGTGTGCTGCAGCAACTGTTCCCATCTGACCTCTAACAACACTTAAAGAATTGGTTGATCCAACACCAACTAAATTTACTTTTATAATTTCATCTTCTATCCTGAGTAAAGATTTACCTGCAATTTCAGAGGTATCATTTAAAAATATTTTATCAGTTGATATGCCAACCTCAGTTGATAATCCTACAGAAACAACTGTTGAAACACCAATTGGACTTTGAATTATATTATCAATACTAATTAATGCTCTAATTGTAGCATCATCAGATGGAACTGATAAAGTATGATTAGTTCCTATGCCAGTTATATTTGTAAATGAAACTGCAACACCAGCACTTGCAAAACTTGCAGCGATTGAAACTTGTATAATGTCAGCATCAATTTTAATTGCGAAAATTTCTGATGGTAGTAAAGTTGTTGCAGCAACACCAGTATTTACATCAGATGTCAGTGCAATTCCAATTGGGGATTGACCAGATTGAGGTTTATATATTAATCTTTCACCTGTATTAAAATTATGTTTGGGTATTGTTAGTTGATGTGTATCAGTTGATATTCCAGAAGATGGATTAAAACCCCTATGGAATAATGAATTTCCATCTGCAAAAACATTAAAACTAGTTGTTCCAATAACTCCACCACCTGTGGTAGTTACTATTCCTGTAAATTGTGAACTTATATCATCTATTAAAAGAACTTTATTAGTCCTAGATTCATTATAATCAGTTATTATCTTAGATTTAAATACAACTAATTTTGATAAATTTGGATCTTCTGTATCTTCACTAACCAAATCATAATAAAATTTTTCATGAACAGAAGCTTCTTGATCAATGTCAACTTCTAAACCAATTTCACCATCAGCTTTTAAACTTTGTACACCTACAGAACTAATTCCTAAATTACAAAAGTTTTTAAATCCTGCAACATGATCTAAACTATTGACTGAATCTTTCCAAGTGTTGAAAGGAACCGCACCCTTGATTGAATATGAAAATCTTTGATAATAATCATTATCATGTAATCTTTGTATATCTAAATTTAATTTTCCTACATCAGTTTTCCAACTATTAATAATATTAGCAGTAGCATTAACATCTAAATCAAAATCAAACTTAAATTGATTAGTTACAGTTCCTTTATTGTCACTGATTGTACCAACAATAAAATCTTCTTTTGTAAAATCTCCAGTAACATCAAAAACTTTTAATGTTTGAGATAATGGATCCCAACCATTTTCTGCCACTGTTCCTGAAATATTTTTACCAGTGACTTGTACAATTTCATTTTCAAAAAATGATGATTTTTCAAATTCAGGTGCAAATACTGCTAAATCATCTTTCTTTATAATTCTACCAAAGTTATTTTCTTGTTGATATGTTCCACCAGTAGTTCCAAGTCCAACTAAAGAATAACTGACAGATTCTTGTCCACCTGTAGTTACAATACCAGTTACTGTGAAGTAATTATAATTGTAAGCACTAGAATTATAACCATCATTACCATCTGTAGTTTTTATATTTTCTACAAATACTTCATCACCTATCTCAAATGGGAAACTTCCTCCTTGATTAAAGAAACCACTATCAGAACCAGTTTCAGGATTAGGAGCTCTTAAACTTAGAGTCACTGTTTTATTGCTATCAGTTGATGCTCCAATTACAACAACTCCGTTTGAGTTTATAGTTGGGACTATTCGAAGTTTTTCAGATAATCCAGTATCATTAGTTAATATTTGAACTTTAGAAACTGATGTTCCATTTAAAGTTGCTTGTGCGACTATGTTTGGTTTCCCTACAGCGATTACTTTTGGTGGACTTGTATAATTAACACCACCACTTGTAATACCAATACTTTTAAGAGTGAATATGTCTTTTAATTCTAAAATAACATTACTATCTGCTTTTGGTTTTAAAGTATTGTCTGGAGAAAATTCTAGCCCTTGCTCAAAAACTTGTGTTTTATTTACTTTTCCAATTTCATCTGCTTCTACAGTTAATACTGCATTTTTACCATCTGTAGTTCCAATTGATGTGATGATTGGGAGTTTGTTAACATTAAATCCTTTATTTAATACATTTATAGAATGTATTCCACCAATTTCACCTAAAGATTTTGTTGAATAGAATGCAGATGAAAATCCTGTAGAAGTATATGAAGTTGTTTCCGCAATGCCAGTTGGATTAAATTTAAATACATTAGTTCCAATTCCTATGACTTTAAATGATTTGTTAAATTTAGAATCAACTACTACTATTTGTGAATGGTTTGGAACTCTCTCATCAACTGGTAAAAATAAAGTTTTAGTTGCATTAGTATTTTTACCTTGAATTTTGTAGAAAAATTCTTTTGGTAAAGAGTCCTCAACTAATATTTGAATATTGTTGACTCCTTTAGTAATTAAATTACTGTTATTTTTTGATTTGAAGTTTATATCATCGTAAAAATTAATATCAAAATCAGTTAAACTCGCATCGGATGTTACTAAGTTAATTGTATTACCTTTATATAAAGTTAATTTTGGATTTATTTTTGATATTTCATGATTTGTACCACCAGTTGTTCCAATTCCAATATAATTATATGGAAAAGTTGATAAATCGTAAGAATTTTCTGCTAATCTTATAGTGTCTCTTGAATCCTTAACAACATAATAAACTCCATTATCGACTAATGGAGTAGCTGGAGTTGAAGAATTATATACAACTAAATCTCCTGTGTTAAAATCATGATCAGTGATTGTTATTTTTGACAATGTTGTCCCAATTCCAATGGCAGAATCTGAAAATGATACTGGATTGACAACTAATTTTCTAATATTTTCATTATATCTTAAATCAAAAGTTTGAGTTTTATTAGGTTGAATGTGTAATTCAAAATCATCACCAACAGATAAACCGTGTTGTTGACCTATTGTAGTAGCAGTTGCAACAGTTACAGTTCCATTAATTTTTCTCAATGAACCTGTAATATTATCTGTTATTGTTTCTATCTTATTATCATCACCACCCACTATGTCAATTGATGCAAAGAAAAGACGTTCATTTGTAAATCCAGGTGTATTTACTGATGATAATCCAATATACTCATTGTTTAATTTAACGCAATAAAATTTATCAATGGTTGCTAAATCAAATTGGTCTGCTAAATTTGCAGTTTTAGATGCTTTAATAGTTGATCCTAATGAAACTAAAGATACTGCATCTCCATTTTTAAAAGGATGGTTTGGCAAATAAATTGCTCTTGGTGGAACTGATTTGTTAATAGGTGTAGTTCCTGCAAATCCCACAACCATGTTAGTAGTCGTGCTACCAATCCCTACTGACTTTGCTGATTCAAAATATCTAACTTGAGATAATTCTAAATTTTTATTTTCAACTTTTTTATTAACTGAATACGTAAAATCTGTTTCTAATTTAGTAATTAAAGTTCCTGATGTATGTGATGCAATAGTAGTTGAATTGTGTCCCCTTCTAAGTCTATATTTGTTGTTAACATCATCATGATCAATAACTAAAAATTGTTCAGAGTTAATTTGAATTACGTCATCAACTTTAAATTTTCTATTAATTGTAGAATCTAGGAATGATATGAAAGTAGTGATACCAGTGGTTGCAAGATTTGGAATATCTTCAGATAAACCAGATGTTACTGTAGATAGTCCAATAGTTATGATTCCTTCTATATTTTTATAATTATTTGAAGATATCCCAGAAATTTCAACAATATCTCCATCAAAAAGTCCGTGTGGAATAGTAGATACACCAGTTACTTTACCATCAATTATAGAAAATTTTAAATTATCAACTATAGTATTAGTTGTACCCACTGACACTATGGGTTTACCTATAACTTGATTAACACTAGCTGTTATAGTTGGATCGTTAAAGTTTATCTTATCGTTGACTTTATATTCTGTTCCAGAATCAACAATACTTACAGATGTTATTTTTGATGATTCAATTCCATCAACTTTAATCTTCGCTTTTGAAGTTAAAGGATCTTCAAGTAATGGATAGTTTCTAAATTGATCATTTAATCCTAAATGTGTTACGTTTCTTTTATAATCTCCAGAATTTAAAATACTATCTGATTGAACTTTAGTTATATCATAATTAAAAGTATCTGTGGCATTACGATGCAAAAAAGTAATGTAAGGGAAGGATGGATTTTTAGTAGTATTGTCAATGGTTGAAAAATATGCAAATGTTCCATTTGGAAAATCATTGTTTTTAATAAATCTTCCGTTATGTTCATCTAAATCACCACTTTCTTTATAAACGTAATCTTGAATAAAATATCCATTTTGATAAGATGGTCTTAAATTTGTATCTGCAATAACATCAAGTTCATAACTAGATTTCATAAACGTGGTAATTCCAGAATTATTTTCACCAACTGGGCCATAAATTGGATTTCCATCATATGCCCATCCAACTATTTTTGAATGATTGTCAGTTGATTCAACAAAACTAGCGTCTATATTATCTCTAAGTAAACGACGATATTTTTTAACAGGATAAAATGAACAAATTTTATTCGTATTGGATAATGATACTCCTCTTAATTGAACTAATTCAGAATTGTTTTGTGTTAAAACATGATTGTATCTTTTTACAGAATCTATTTTCCACTCATGTATTCTAGATCCAGTAATTGAATCTGTTCCCGCAGGTATTACTCTTATTGTTGTATTATTAGTGTCGTATCCACTTCCCCCAGAAATTATGTTAACACCTGTTATCTTTCCATCGGAAACGATGGATTCTAATTTAGCATATGATCCAACTGTTCCAGTTGTTCCACCAACCCCTACAACTTCTAACTCTGGAGGTGTTGTGTATTCTGAACCAGCATTAAAAATATTTACACCAGTAACTTTTCCCTCTATAATTACAGGTGCTATAAACGCATCTTTACCAGTTAGCAGTTTAACATTAGGTCTGCGAAGATAGTTAACAATATTAGTAACACCATAACCAACCCCACCATCTTTAACAAAAATATTTTTTAATCCACCTTTTACAATTGCTCTTGCAGATGATTTGTAATAATCAGGAATTATAGTGGTTGTTCCAACAGAAACTTTAGCATTAATATTAACTTTAATATCTGGATATTTAAATGTATGAGTTCCAACTCCAACACTACCTAATTTTACGTATATTTTTCTATCGTAATTTGTATTAGATATAGTTGTTGCTGTTCCTGCATTACTTAACTTAAATCTATCATTATCAATAATTGTAACTTTATATGCAACTAATGGATCCAATCCATCAATTTCATCGGCAGTCGTGGAATATTCAACAACATCACCATTTTTAAAACCATGATTTTTAGCATAAATGTAATTATTAAATGTGTTAATTCCAACAAATGTTTTAAATAAATCTTTTGCGTTTTGTGTAGGATATTGTTGAGATGAAACTAATACCTTATGATAAGAGTAATTAGAACCAGGTTCATTAACTACAATTCTATCAATTACTTGTCTAATTTTATTTGATCTAAATGTGTGACTTCTAGTTCCATTATCAATAAATTCTAATAGATTAGTTTTAGTAAGTGCTCTATTTTTAGTGATTGCTAATCTAAATGAATTATTGGTAATTTTTGCAACAAAATAATTACTTCCAGAGGTTAAAATATCAGTTGAAAAACCAACATTTACACCAGTATTAATTCCTATTGGATTTCCTGTAGCAATATATGTAACTTCTTCTCCATCTAGAAACTTATGTTCACCTATTATTGTATTATCTGTTAAATTAAAATCAAATTCAGTAAACGTTTTTCGATGAGTGAAACCCCTCATTTTTGCTTCACAAATCGCACCTGTACCATTTCCACCTGTTATACTTACGGAGGGAACCTCAGAGTAATCAAATCCACCTTCGTTTACAATTACCTCTGATAAACTACCTGAAAAATTTGCATATGCCTCACAACCGCTTCCAGTGTCATCTGTGATTGATATTGTTGGTGGTGTGGAAACATTATAATTTTTTCCTGAATTTAAAACTTCAATATTATCAATTTGCCCATAAAAAACGGAATCCTCAGAAATTGGTGAATGATATTCTACACCATTTAATGATATTCCAACTGGCCCGATTATAGGGGAGTTGCTTTTTGTTATTTGTGGTGTTTTGTATATTCTTTTGAAATTATTTTGATTTGTTAGTTGTTCACCATCATATAAATTTGCGGGTGTTATCGTATGAGTTCCAGTTCCTGCATTATCATATCTAATTTCTTCAAAAATACCATTATAAAGATTTTTAGGGTTTAACGCTATCCTAAAAGTATTATTATCAATTACATTTACATAAAAATAACCACTAGTGCTACCAGTTACTCCTGAATCTAAAGAAATTGAAATATAAACTCTTTCACCATTTAAAAAATTATGATTAGATATGGTAATTGTATTTGTATTTGTACTAATTCCTGATGATGGAACAGTTTTTGATCTATTTGTTGTTTGAGTATCAAAAGAAGGATAACCAGAACAAGTAACATAAGTATTTTTATCAGTATCTGAAAAAGAATTTTGAATATTTGATAGAAGAGATGTTATTCCAAAATTAGATGATGCATAATTTATTTTTTTCTTAATTATATAATCACCGAATATAATAGGACTTAAGGAAACTCCACCAGTTATCCCAAATCTAGTCGAAGAGTATACATCATCAACAAATGCATCCTCTACTATTAATCCTTTTGTGTCTTTGAATATAATATCAACTTTATCACCTATTTTTAAAAAATGCTCTGTTAAAGTTTCAAAAGTTGTGGCTCCAGCTGGATGTTGTTGAACATCAACGTATGAAAGATTATTATAAAACCAAGTATTAAATTTTTTATCAGAAACATCATATTTTTCACCTAAATGCTTAACTCTAATGGCATCATCTAAAGCAAAATACTTGGTATTACTAACATTATCAGAGGCACCAGATATAGATCCAGTTACCCTCATTATGCATATCTTAGTTAAGTCGTTATCTTCGTACCCATACACAAAATTAGTATCAATAATTGGATCAGACTCTGTTAAAATCTTTGAAATTCCAGTGCAACCAAAAAATTGGTTACTTGATTTTGATGTATATTCTGCTAGTGCATAATTACTATCTGCATTTAGATAATAAAAATTACCTGTATCACCATAACCAACAGTAGAATCAACTGTTAAAACTTCTGTTGTTAATGCAGTTCCAACTACTTTAGTTTTTGTTGAAACTTTAAATTTACTTTCTATTGTACCTTTTGAAAAGGATATTTGATAATATTTTCTATTCCCTAAAAATTTTGTAGTAACATTTGATACTGCACCAGATGCAGTTGGATTGGTAAATGAATCTTGATATATTTTAACACCAACTAGATTTAAAGGATCTCCACTTAGAGATTCAACCACAATATCATCAGTTACATCCCATTCAGCTTCAGATGGCATAAATGTCTGATCAAATGGTTTTATAATATCAACTTGCTCTCCATACAATACTTGAAATAAAATTTGAAGTGAAGCGTCTGTTCCTTTTGAACTATAAAAATCTCTTGCTCTTGATAATATGTTCTCTACATTTAAACCATAACTAAAACTTTTTCCTTCTAAACCAGGTAAAAAATGATATCTAAACTTTTTATAAAACTCAGATATAAAGAGAAAACTTAAATTAACCACTACTGAATTTGCAACATGTGATGCAGCATTTGTTTGACTAAAAGTTAAAAATTCAGGATTTCCCTCAGTTTCAATTGCTGATATTCCACTAAATCCACGAATACATCCTGTAAATGATGTTGATGTTTTTCCAGTGTATGTGATAATTTCATTATCAATTTTTAGTAATCCATACTTATCAGGAAAACCAGTTGTTTGATTTACATTGATTACATCATCATACGCATATACTAAAGAAGATATAATTATCGGTGATTCTGGTGCAGTACCATTTGGAACGTTAATTGTTTGTTTTTCAACTAAAGAAATATCAGAAACAGTTGATATTTTCTTAAGACTTGAAATATGTTCAGCTAAGTATGTTGTTCCATAGTCATGTTCTTCTGACTCATAGTACTGAGTTAAAAATTCTTTAAAAAGTGGGTTATCTGCTTGTATAAAATCTGGTATCTGACTACCAAGTATATTTGCAATTTTAACTTTTTTATCAGACATTTCTTATCTTGTATATTTTTTATTACTGATGAAACTAGATGGTGGGATGTAATTTGTTCCTGATACATTTGAACCAGAAACAAGAACATCCTCTAATAGATTTAACTTACTGTTTCCTGTAGTATCTAGCACAATATAAAGGTTCTCTTTTGCAACAATATCATTAGATTCTGGAGTAACTTCAATTTCAATTCTATTTTCTAGTGTCGTTGATACGATATTCACTGGAAATAGTATTACTTCGCCTTTCACATAGTCTACAGTACCTGCATTAGTATTAACATATGTAATTACACCACTTTCGACGGTAAAAAATTTAACAATTCCAGTTAATTGGTCATTATTTGGAAAATCTGTTAAATATAAATTTCCTTCAACTCCATCTATTTTAAATGCAGAGGAACGAATATTAAATCCTTCCAAATCTGCATGAAATTTATTTCCATAACAAACTTCATAGGTAGCAAGTGTATTATATGATGGAACTAAATTTCTCCTCATTACAAGATTTGTAATATTTGAAGTTATACCTGTATCAACCTTGTCAATTTGAGAAAGTAACTTACTATACTTCAATCTTCCACCAAAAGAGTTAATATCAGCTGATTTTGCATAAGTTTCAATCGCAGTTAATATTCTTGATTGTAAATTTTCCTTATCAGAGACAAATCCTGAGTCAAATGAGACCACTGAGTCAAATTCAACATACAAATACATCAAATCAAGAAATTCTTGCTTAATTCCAGCTACTGTATACTTCTTTAAGTCATTTTTTATTGAATCTTTTGCCACAGCAGATAAAAATTCACCATTTTTTGGTTTAACGGTAATATAAACCTTCCCAAATTCGGGTGGATCGAGTTCCTCACCCCCATAAGCACTAACAGAGTCAATATTTGGGTATAAAAAGGGTATTAGACTCTTATAATCATTAGGTGTAACTGCCCTATACTGCGATGCATAGACTCTTGGAGCGAGATATTTGATATTGTCTATAGATTCTATCGAATCACCATTTTCAGCAGATTGTGTGGTTGTTAAGAGTGATATACCACTTGTAATGTCAACATCTACACCACCAGAGAGGTATGTCAATCTTCCTGCAAAGTTAAAGTTTGCAGCACCATTACCATCTTTTCCGTCAGTAACAATATAACTCACTATAATTTCAGATCCATTTTGTGGTTGTCTACCTAAAACATTATCACCAAACATAATTTGATATTTTTCGTCATCGATCTCCTGAACCAAAAATAATCTGGATTTTTCATTTACTTCAAATATATTTGTATAAAGATTGTATTGAAAATCATCAATTTCAGTACCACCCTGACCTGCATTTAAATTTTTATAAAAATTTTCTTCTCTGACAGTTACACGAATTGAAGAAGTATCAATATTTGCATTTGGTAAAATAAATCTTTGATTTGTTTGTGAAGTATCTACTTTAAAAGTTTTAGTTAAGTAAGTACCCTCATATACGGAAATATCATTAAAACTTGCAATTCCATTACTCGTTGGAGTCACTGTAATGTCTTCTGGTATTGAAAATATGTAAGTTCCCCCTTGAACAGCACCCAATGCAACCAAACCTGCGTTTAATTTAACTTGTTGTGCATTTATTGATGATACATCAACATTAAAATTAATTTTTGCAACCGCAGATTTTGTTGATCTTGGTACATAACCAATATTTCTTGCCAAAGATACGACATTTTCACGTAGAGTTGCACTGTCAATGAATGATTCATTCACAGCCATGTTCGTATTGTAGGCAGTGATGTAAGAATTATATGCTAAAGTATCAATTAAAATTGAAAAGTTTGACCCCTCAAAGTCAAAATCACTAAAATTTGAGTTTGCTCTCAAATAATCTTTGATTTGAGTTCTAAAAGTATTAAAATCGAGGTTTGTAAACTGTGTAAATGACATTATATTCTAGTCGGTTGAAGTAAAAATTCGATATTTTGTGATGGAAATGGCAAACCTGTAATATCATACTCAATTCTTATCTGTAATTCGTATGAATCAACTAAAGATTCAGCGATAACACTAGTGAGTCTTATTCTTGGTTCAAAGTTTTTAAGTAAAACAGTGATTTCTCTCTCTAAAAATGATGCAATGTCATCTAAATTCGTCTCAAACAACGAATCTTCGATTGATGTTCCCAGTAAATCGTTAAAAAATCTCTCATTTATGCGTGTTCGGCATAAATTGACCACTGATTTCTTAATTGCATCTTCATTTTTCAGCACAGTCACGTCATTTGTGACAGGATGCTTCGTAAATGACAAACTAATGTCCTTAAATGCACGAGAAATTTTAACTACCATTCAATTTGATATATTTTTCCTAATATATCTATAAGGGTTTTCTGATATTACGTTTATTTATTAGTCTTCTTTCAAAAATTCGGGTTTTTTCTCCTCTTTTTCCTTATAATAAGCATCACCATCGTATTCACTGATTAATTTTCGACCAGATTTGATAAATTCTTCTGATTTATCCATTTTGATAACCATTTTTTTCTCCTTATTGAATTATTTATCCCAATTCGGGATTCTCCTTGCGTTCTTTTGCTGTTTTCCAGAAATAATTTTCTTCTGAACCTAATCCATCACGATCATGACCGTTCTCCACCTGATAATACACGGTTGATACTTTAAAATCAGGATTCTTAGGTGTCTCAGGAGTGATACTATTGTCATATATCCTCATTCTGTTGTTTGGATAGAGACAAAACTGCCCATTATCTAATTCTAAGAGGTTATGACTCTTATGTTCAGCTGGTTGTTCACTTGTAGAGTAGTCAATTGCATCCACATCTTGATGATAGTTGTCTAAAGTACAAATATAAGTGCCTGTTTGCGTTCCATAGTCTCTTGTAAGCACTTCGTAATGCATTGAACCAATAAACTGCTTCTGTACTGCTACGACTCCGTAGTCCATACAGTTCCAAAACTGAAGATTATGTAGGGTCATATCAGGTTTGGGTGTCTCAGGGTCGGTTGTGAAGGCAGAGATCGGCAATTTATCAAACATTGCAGCATACTCTGGTAGATAAGTCTCGAAGTAAAAGGCACGACCAGGTATACTCTTGGCAGCAATCCATACTCCTTTCACAAACTCACCATGACCACTCTTATGGTCGGTTAGATATTCTTT